GAACCCCCAACACCAATTGCCCCCGACGGGACCGTCTCCGTCAATCAGTGACGCGCAAGCTGATGACAGGGCGGCGGAAGCACGGGTTCTACTGCAGAATCCCGTTTTCAATTCTGCTATGGATGACGTATATTCTAGAGCCATGGGAACACTATTAAATGCTGACGTGGGTAGCTTGACAGCTAGCACGGCGCATGCTACCATGAAGGCAGTTTGGGAAATCCGTAGTCAACTAGAACAATACATCACGGATCATAAGATGCGCCAGCGGCGCAATAGGGCGCAATAGGGGACATAATGCCAGGCTTAGATGAAGCTGCTGCGGCATTCGATGCCGTAATTCAGTCGGAACCCGGCAAAACTGCCGGTAAGCCGCCGAAGCCGGATTCAGGCCCAGCGGAACAGATATTCCGTAATGTCGGCGAGTTAGAAGTCGACGAGGAATCCCCCGAGAAGGGTGGTGGCGACGACGACGACATTGAGGAGCTTCTATATGGCCGCAAGTCTGAAAAAGCCAAGAAAGATACAGGGGATTCTGAGCGCAGAGACGCAAAAGATCGGAAAGACGACGATTCCGATGAGTCCGATGGCGAAGCCGACCCCGATGGGGATGACGATGGGGACGAATCCCCCGATGAAGAGCCCGATGAAGAAGAAGGGGAAGATGCCGCCCTTCTTAGCCGGAAGGTAGAAGTAACCATCGACGGCGAACCTGCCGAAGTAACTGTCAAAGAGGCGCTCGAGGGTTACGTACGGACCCAGACATTCCACCAGCGGATGAATCAGCTTGACGAGGCGAAGAAGATTGTTCGTCGGGCTGCCGGCGATGCTGTTCAGAACTACGAATACTCGATGACCATTGCTAAGCAGATGGAAGAGCACATGAAAGCGCTCATTCCACCTGAGCCCAACTGGGACGATGAATTCAAGAAGGACCCAGTTCACGCGCGGGAGATGCAACGGTACTACGAGAAGGCTAATGCGTTCAAAGCTGCGATCAAGACGCAGATGGACGACGCAGCCAAGAAGATGAACGAGTCGAACATCAATCAGATGGCGGCCTTCGCTGAGGAGGAGGCTGCCAAATTCGACTCAGCCAATCGCAAACACTGGACGGACCCCAAGAAGAAGGCAAAGGACTTGCAATCAATGCGCAAGACTGCGCTTTCTACCGGGTTCTCCGAGGAGGAACTGTCGCAAGTATACGACAGTCGGATGCTTATGGTCCTCCTGAAAGCATCCAAATACGACCGGATGATGGCTGCAAGGCCAAAGCCGGTTGTACGCCAGCAGGCGAAGCCGATACCTCCGGGGGCGGGAAGCGCGAAGCAGCGCACGGCCCAGAAGGGAGTTAGCTCGGCAATGAAGCGACTCAATCGCACCGGCAGTCTCGAAGACGCTGCCGTTGTAATGGATCAGATCATTGCAAGAGGATAACTCTCATGCCTATCATCACAGGTGCTTATACCACCTATCAGGCGAAGGGTAACCGCGAAGACCTTTCGAACTCAATCTACAACATCGACCCGTTCGATACACCGATCCTTTCGATGTCTCGGAGGCGGAATGCAAAGAACCGAACATTCGACTGGCAGACCGAAAACCTGCCGAACGTCGATCCGAATAACGCCCAGATCGAAGGTTTCGAGCTTGCTCGATCGGCGTCTACTCCAACCGTTCGACTAACTAACGTTGCTCAGATTTCGAAGCGTGATGCAACCGTCTCGGGTTCGCAGGAAGCTGCAGACGCTGCTGGTAAGGGCTCCGAAATGGGCCACCAGATGGCGATGGCCTCGAAGATTCTCAAGTCGGACATCGAGACCATTATGTCGTCTCGGCAAGCTCGTGACGATGGTGCCGATCCGGGTACTCCCCGCAAGACCGAAGCTATCTGTCATTGGCTCGGCCGGGCGAAGGATCGTCTCGGTGCAGTTGCTGGTGCCATTGCTCCGGGAACCGTGGTCACCGGTCTTCCGACCCTCGCCACCGATGCATTCGCCGCCGTCGCGGGTGGTTCGCAGCTCGCCCTCACCGAGGTAATGGTCGGCGACGCGATGCAGAAGGCGTACACCAACGGTGCTTCGCCGGACAACTTCATTGTTCCGCCTGCAATTAAGCGGACGGTGAGCACTTTCGAAGGCCGCAATATCTCCCAGGTGCTCGTCGGCAAGACGGAAGTGGTGGCAACGGTGGACGTCATCGCCACCGATTTCGGCCGCATCAAGGTTATGCCGTCAAGGTGGATGCCGTCGGATACTTCGCTGATTCTCGATGCCGATTTCCTTGCTACTGCGTTCTATCGGAACTTCCGGTCGTACCAGATCGCGAAGATCGGCGACGCCGAGACTCGCATGATTCTGGCCGAGTGGGGCGTCGAAATGCGAAATCCGCTCGCGCACATCCTGTTCAACGGCATCAAGCAAGGTGCCGTAATTCAATAAGTCTAGCGTGGAAGTGGACTCCCACCCCTGAAAGGGGGTGGGGCTTTTTGTTATAGGAGGAAGTTATGGGCACAAAGAATGTAATACAACTGCTTTCCAACGCTAATGCGGATAGTCAACCTCTACAATTGTCTGACGGTGGGTCGTATTTCTTTCAAGCGTCATTTACTGGCGGTACTGGTACGGGTAACTTACAAATAAGAGGACCAGACGACATAGGCTGGACGACGATTGCCAATTCGTCATTCGGAAATATTGGCGTCGTTGTGGAATTACCGGCTGGGGCAGTAATAAGAGTCACTGTAGGGTCACAAACTGGGGTCCATGCAAGGCTATCTTTCATAAGAAATTAGGAGCAACCATGCCTTCTAAAACACCGAAGCAGAAGCGAACTATGGCGGCGGCTGCCCACGACCCGAAATTCGCCAAGAAGGTCGGCATTCCGGTGAGGGTGGCAAAAGAATTCAATCGGGCTGATCAGAAGAAGACTCGTCGTAAATAGTAGAATATACTGTCTGTACTTGACAGCCGGTTCCAGGTGTGGTAGTATGGCCGAACGGAAAGTTACGTATCGAAACGACGGAGCTATAAAGCGAACTGCGGTTTGGGAAGATGACGATCCCCTAAAGATCCACATCTACACTGAACAAGACTTAACACAAGCGATAGAGAACAATAAGATACTATCAGAACTCCACCCTAGCCGGTCAACTAACAAGTTAGTTGCACGAGGGGTGCCCGTCTCGGTGTACGAGAAATCAATACTCGAAAACTGGGACAGCAAAGACTGGGCTCGTTGGTTAGACGATCCAGATAATAGGGCATTCCGAGTTTGGCCGGGACGGGTTGGCAAATGACCGGATTCCTTTCCGAAAAATGTACCGAAATTCGTGGTTGGTTAGCGCTCGGTTCGGATGTTTACCCGGACCCGGTTGTAACCGGCTGGATTCGCATGGCCGAGGAGCAGCTTTCGACTGTTCTTCGGGTCAAACACATGATCCAGATGGACACTTGCACGCTCATACAGGATCGTGTAAGGCTTCCGCTGGACTGGCAGGAGATTCGGTTTGCCCGCATAACCCCCGGCGGGGCTACTCTACGGTACAATACGCCGGATGATTTTTATAACCAGGAGTGGCCAGAAACTCCTGCATCGCCATTTACCAGCCGGAAGAAGCGCTATACTATTCTAGGCAATTATTTGATAGTGGGCGAGGTAACGCCCACCCCCGGATTGGCCGTCGAACTTACTTACTACCAAGATATTCCCCCGCTAACAGATGCCCAGAATAATTGGGTAAATATCTACCATTCTACCGTGTACACTCTGAAAATCCTCCATGTGGCTTCGCTGTACGCCATTGAAGACGAGCGGGGCGCTATTTGGGACAAGGAAGTTACTAGGGCCGTTGTTTTGATGAATGACACTCACAAGATCGACAAGGCCAGCGGCTCTACGCTTATGCAGGTTCGCCGCAAGACATTTGGGTGACCGAATGGCTGGGCGCAAATATGGCTTAGGGAAATATGGCGCGAGCACTTACGATCTCAGCCCTACTACACAACCCCCGTGGGTTCCGATACCTCCCGATGGCCTCACCGAAATTTGGACTCCTATTTCGGGGCCACCCCCAGGATTTGATTGCATTCAACCTGCAGTTCCAAATGATGAAGTCTGGAACCCGGTGACATTATAAATGGCTGACACAACCACCCCAAATCTAGGATTGATCAAGCCAGAAGTCGGCCATTCGGATGATACTTGGGGTGCGAAGCTAAACGCCAATTGGGATGTATTGGATACTGCGGTTGCGGCTGGCGGAACTCCGGGTCCTCCCGGTCCGGCTGGCCCAGAAGGCCCCGCAGGCCCCCAAGGTCCCCCCGGTTCTGGCATTTCGGATGGCGATAAGGGCGACATCACTGTTAGTGGTGGCGGTTTAGTTTGGACGATAGACAATACTGTCGTTACTTACGCGAAGATGCAGGATGTTTCTGCGGCATCGAAATTGTTGGGGCGCGGAACAGTTGGCGGGGCATCAGTAAGAGAAATTACGCTAGGTACTAATCTTTCGATGTCCGGGGATACGCTCAACGCCGGAACAGGTGGTGGAAGCGGTTTGCCCGATGCTTACACGTCAGTGTCAGGCGATACTGGCGCAGCTGCGTCATCTGGTGCAACCAATTTAAAGCTCCGCAGCGCCAATAACAAATTGTCTGTCGCTGTTACTAACAACGACGCTACTCACGGCGATAATGCCCTGTTCACCGTGAATGAGGCTAATCTAGACGTTGGGGCTATGGGCGGCGGGGCCGCCCTTACTAAGATAGACGATTCCAACGTAACATTGACGCTCAGTGCGAATGCTCCCACGGCGTTGTTGAAGGCTACTTCGATCACGGTTGGTTGGACTGGCAAGCTTTCTTTTAGTAGATTTGTGGCTGCAACTGCAGCGTCGAAATTAGTTGGTCGCGGCTCTTCGGGCGCTGGCGACATGCAAGAGATCACGCTCGGTACCAATTTGTCGATGTCGGGAACTACGCTTAACGTGACTGGTGGCGGTGGTTCTAGTGGGGCTACTATTTCGGATACTCCCCCCGGCTCTCCTACGGATGGGATGCTGTGGTGGGAAAGCGATACCGGCAATTTGTATATTCGTTATAACGATGGCACATCGACGCAATGGGTGCCCGCTGTGGTCGCGCCTGGCGGCAGCAAATCGCCCGGCATGATCAACCGGCTGATTAATCCTAGCGGCAGGATTTTTCAGCGTGCATTAACCGCTACAAGCGTTAACGACGACATCTACGATTTTGATCGCTGGTACGCGTTGACCGAAACGGCGACCGTTCAGCCGCAACAACTGACTGACGTTGAGAACGCTACGCCGTTCATGATGCGTAGCGTTCAGTCGCAAGTCGCGTCGCAGCGGTTCGGCCGCGCGCAGATCATCGAAGGCGTCAACTGCAAGGACATGCGCGGGCAATCCGTAGTACTGTCGGCGCGGGTGCGGATGTCAGTTGCTACCACGCTGCGTTACGCGATCCTCGAATGGACTGGTACCGTTGACGTCGTCACTTCGGATGTGGTTCTCAATTGGGCATCCAGCTCTTATACGGCGGGCGGCTTCTTCCTGGCTTCCAACCTGACGGTCGCGGCGGTTGGGTCGGTGGCGCTCGCTGCCAATACCTTGGCTAGTGTTTCGCTTCCGGCGACGCTCAGTGCTTCACTGAATAATGCCATCGTGATGTTTTGGACCGAGAGCGCGCAAGTGACCAACGTCTCGCTCGACATCGGCAAGGTGTCGCTCGAACTGGGTGCGACGCCGTCGCCGTTCGAGGAGCGTGACGTAGGAATCGAATTGGCAATGTGTCAGCGCTACTACCAGCGCAAGCGCCCGCAGCAAAATGCCGAAGCACTCGGCATGTTTCAAAACTACTCGACCACGCAGGCGTGGGGTGTTGGCTGGATATTTCCGGTGGATATGCGAGTGTCGCCGACGACAGCGATATCGAACATCGGTGACTTTGTGTTGTGGAAGAATGACGCAGCGTCATACTACGTCTGCATCGCGCTGCCGTGGCTCACCAGCCCGAAACAGTTGTTTACCGGCGCGGCAACTATCGCCGCCACTACGCTTGTTGTTGGCAACGCCACGATGCTGTCGTTTCTTCCGAGCGCCACTGCCACTGCGTGGCTCGACGCAATTGCGGAGTTGTAATCATGGCCGTCACTTATCGCTATGAATGCGGCCTACCTTTCGGCGGCATCGAACCCAGTATCATCGTGGCCACTGATGACGTCTACACGGTGCAATTTAGTATCCCCATCGACGAAGCCAACATGCAATACATCGAGTTGATGGAAAGAGTTGAGGCTGGTGAAGTCACGATTGAGGCGATGGAGTTGCGCAAGGCTCCAACTGCGCGCAAGGACACGTAATCATGCCTATGGACTTCCCTAGCTCTCCTACTGCTGGCCAGGTGTTCGGCGCTTACACCTGGGACGGCGAGAAGTGGGTGCTTGGATCGGCAACCATTGTCGGTAGCGATGGCTTGATACCGCAGCGAAGCGGCGGGCTTACGCCGCATGAGAAGCTCATCAACAAGATGGCATCGGCTTCGACTATCACATCTTCGGCTGACGTGTTGCATTTGTTCGATAGTAATGGTGCATCGAAGCGATTTACTGGATATAACGCGACGCTAAACATCGCTACGACAGGGGTGAACGGCAGGGATACAGGCTCAGAAGCG